TAAACCCAAGTTCCTCTCTGAGAGATTTCACTGTCTAGGGTGCCCCCTTCGATGTGCTGAGGGTTTACATCAAACCCTCTGGCAAGAAGCTCCTGGTATACATCAGAAGTTGTAACTACCACTTTTCTCTCTGTCGCTTTGCGGGGCGCAGGTGGTGTCTTTACACTCACCACCACTTTTGTGCCCTCTGTTCTAACTTGCATTTCTGCTCTACTATTCATTTTTTTCTCCTATGATTCTATTGTATCACTATTAATCAGTTCGTTAATCTTTAAATATACTTTTGGACTTATTTTGCGAACATATCCGATGTCTCCCAAAAAATATTCCTCAAACCCATTAGCAAAATATTCCCTAAGGGACGTTATCCCATATGGTGACACGAACAGCCCCAAGGTCATCATCGTCAACTTTGGATAGCCTATCGCCTTGTAGAGGAATTCATCAAATTCTTTTGAATAATCAGCCTCAAGAAATTTCTTTGCCATGCCACGGATATCTTCGCCATATTCAGCCTTTAACAAATCCAACAAGCGCTTCCTTTTGCCAAGAAACTCTACTTCTATTTCAGAATCGCCATAGATCTCGGCACCAAACATCTTCTCAACAGAATGCGCTATTTCGTGAACTATGTCATCAAGCATGTCTTCTTCATTTTTCTGATCGTTTGTCACATATATGGCGCCATCCTTAAACATTGCGTTTATTTCCCGAGCATTCATCTCCTCATTTTGGCCTATCATAACATAATCAACTTCATGGGCAAAAAGACGAGGGACACGGTCTTCAACCGTGCTCAAGACATATTGTAAATCGAAATCATCAGGCAAAGGGTTATTCACATACACAAGCTTGTTGCCGTAAAGTGCATATTCTTTTTTTGATTCTACGGCAAGACGATGGCTTTCAGTTATAGCAGCAATGAGCGACTCTCGATTAGACATCTTCTTCAATTTTTATGGCAGCATCGTTGTCTTCTAGGCCCTGACGATATCCGCGGATCCAATTTTCTTCGGCTACAGCCATCAAAAACTCAGGAAACTCGTTTGCCATAACACCCACAATCATTTCTACTGTCACATTTCCATCTTCTGGTTCTAGGGTGTTCCCTACATGATTAACTAACCACTCTTTAGTTGGGGTTGTGCTCTCCACGGTTTCTTCTAGCGTCGGGTTAGAATTGATCACTTCGTCAATTTTCTTCGTTTGTTCTTCGTTCATTCTTTGTTTCCTTATAGTATTTTTGAAGCCAATGTAGCTACCTTAGAGCGCTCACCTTTTACCATGCTTATGTGCCCAGCAATATCGTGGTTTTTAAATTTTTCCACAGCATATGTTAAACCGTTTGATGTTTCGTCTATGTAAACATTGTCTATCTGTTCGATATCGCCAGTTAGCACAATTTTAGTATTTTCACCTACTCTTGTTATTATAGTCTTTAATTCATGACTTGTTAAGTTTTGGGCCTCATCAATTACGATATATGCGTTGGCTATGGAGCGACCCCGAATATATGTCAAAGCTTCAATTTCTATAAGACCTTGCTCAACATGCATCTCCAGTGTAGTTCTATCGTTGTTCATGAGAAATTTTAAATTATCTCCAATTGGGGCTAACCATGGAGCCATTTTTTCCTCCATTGTCCCTGGGAGGAATCCAATGTCTTTACCCAAAGGCTGCACAGGCCTGGACACCACCAACCTTCGATATGTCTTACCCTCGATGACCTGCTCCAAACCAGCAGCGATGGCCAACAAGGTTTTTCCACAGCCAGCCTTGCCGACTAGCGTAACAACTGGGACCTCTTTATCCATAAGCAAATCTAAGGCGAAAGACTGCTCTTTGTTTCGTGCACGGATGCCCCAAGCCCCTTTCTTATACTCAGGTATTTTTCTTAGTGGAAGGCCGGATCGAACGTGTTGAGCCAGTGCCGTTTTTTTGTCATTCGCACTAGACACTAGCATTACGTATTCATTGGGGCAGAGACCAGAACCTTCGTCCAATATGACGGATTCACCTGTATAGAATTGATCGATCGTCTGATCATCTACCAGTCGTGAGGTAAACCCCTCAAAAATGTTTTCTGCCCGCTCGACTATTTGATTGTTTACATAATCCTCACACTTAATCCCCAGAGCATCACACTTCACGCGCATATTGATATCGCGAGAAACAACTATGACTCGTCTAGGGCCACTTTCCATCTCAGATAATGCCACACCAATAATCTCATTATCAGCGTTCTTAATGTCGAAATCTGGTGGCAGGGCAGATTTTTCATATGGTACGGCCCGGGCAATTCCCTTACCCTTGGCAATGCGCACACCTTTTCGCAGGGAGCCACGCGCTCGAAGTTCATCCAAGGTTCGTATAATTTTTCGTGCATTGGCGCCGACGCCATCCTGGCGCTTTTTGTGTTTATCAATCTCTTCCAGCACCTTCAACGGTATTACAATGTCGTTGTTCTTAAAGGCGTTGATTGATCCAGCGTCTGTTAAATAAACACTAGTGTCTAATACATATGTCTTTTTAGCCATATTATTCTTCTTACTTAGTAAATAGTTAAATTAAGGGTTTTCCATTTTAGGTCGCGACATTTTTAAAAGATTTATATACCAGTCGTTCTCATATTTGTCAACGCCCTGATCAATAAACTTGTTTATATCTGCTAAAGTTGGTGACATGGCAACATGCCTAAACCCAAAGAAAACCGAATGGACCATGCCAACCAGGGCGCCCTCTTCATTTACCACGGGGGACCCGGAGGATCCGCCTGTTGCCGGGACGGAAAATATATCCACACCTTTCCTAAGATTCCCAGAGTAGTGGCCTGCAAAAACAGGCACAGCGTCATGAGCAAATATTCCGAGCGGAGAGGCAATATTATATACAAGCTGGCCATTCTGGAGGGCCTTATAGTGTCGTTTAATAGGCTTCATGTTCAAGTCCTCGACAAACATTAGACATAAGTCTAAATCATGGTTGAGGGCGACGACATCTGCCTTGTAGGAATTGGAGGACAGTGTCAACACCTTAATAGTCTCAGTAACCTCGTAACTATCTATTTCCTTAACCTTTTTGGCCGCCTCCAACCTTCCTCGGAGCGAATCATCATCACACACATGAGCGGCTGTCAACACAAAAGTGCCGATCGATGCACTAGCAACGGCGACAGATGATGCCGTCGCACTAGCAGATTCTTCTTTACACTCAATCTTCTCGGTGGTCTTCTTTTTTTTCTTTACTTTGGTAGTAAAACAGTAGCTAGCTTCTACTTTTTTTGTAATTTTCATGAACGAACGCCGAGCATTTTCAACAGGGCTCGATTTACAGGAAGTAGTAAGTAGCGCCGTAAGTAATATTGCCTTCGTTACATGTTTCACCCTAATATTAACTAGGGTTTAGAAAATTAAATCACCTCTGTAGAGTGCTTTTCCTTGACACTTTTACTAATTGGTACCGGCTCACCATCACCATCAATCCTGACAAACTTCATGGTTGTAGTACAAATGACCTTTTGTGATCCGTTATAAGTGCTGGTTCTTCTTGCCTCAACATTGATTTCAACAGAACTGTTGTTAATACGATTTACACTTCCGTAAATCTGTATAATCTGGCCTGGGCGTACAGGCTTTCGAAACTGCACCTTTTCAATACTAACGGTAACCATCCGGGGCGTTTCACATACTTGACAAGCATAGGCTACAGCAGCCTCATCAAGCCACGAAAGCATCTGACCACCAAACAGGTTCCCGTTGAACCCAACGTCGCGGGTCATACACTTTCTAGTTGAAATGAGTTCCATATTCTTAGCAATCAAAATATTTCATCCGGCCAAAGACTCGGCTTCATCTTAATCCCTACAAGCCATCGCTTCTGGCATTCGCTCCGGATTCTCTCCCTGAGAGGAACTAACATGTCATGTGTCAGTCGGGTATCAAATGGAGCAACTTGCTGCACAAATACCAGTTTGACCTCTCCATCAAACTCAAGGAATTTATACTTTACGCCTTTTGTTATATACAGCTTATCACTCTCCTCTCCACAGATAACTTCAGCCAAAGCTACTTTTTGTTGAAAAGACTTTCGCTTAGCCAGGGCCCTAAGATCCGCTGCTGTTGCCATAAAACATTTTCCTTCTGCTATTAATAATTAGCATGCCATAACCTGTTTTTACACCACTTTATCATTACCGTGGTTGGCCCACCGGGACTTGAACCCGGAACCGCACGCTTATAAGACGTGTGCTCTAACCCTTGAGCTATGGGCCAGTACAACATAACGACCTCATCTCGTTATGTTCTTAATATAGCAAATTAAAAGCGCTTAGTCAAGCGCTTTTTCATTCTTCGTCTTTTTTCTGATCTCATCCCAGTTCTCATAGCAGCCGTCACAAAGTGTTCTAATCCATGACATTGGCTTTTCTTCGCCGGGTTGACCACACTCTTCACAGG